GGAGTTCTCGATGAGGAAGTCCATGGCCCGCTTGCCTACCTCGAAGCTCATCAGGGCGCGGTCGCCCTGATAGCGGCCCTGCGAGGCGAAGCAGTAGGAGCAGTTGAGGTTGCAGGTGTGGGCGACGTGGAGGCAGAGCGCCTTGACCACCGTCTGGCGGTTCTTGAAGTCGAAAGCCATGTCCTTGTAGACGTCGGGAGCCCACAGCTTGCCGGCGGCTTCCAGAGAGGCCACGTCCTCGAGGCACTGGCGCAGGTCGGCCTCAGTGACGTCGGGGCGGTCAGCATACTTTGCCAGCATGGCGGCCACGATCTCGTCGGCAGAGTGCTCTTTGTACATCGCAATGACGTCGTAAGCCACGTCGTCCACGACGTGGACCGAGCCGCTGCAGCTGTCCAGCACGATGTTATATCCGTTCAGTTGATACTGATGTACCATTTCATTCTCCAATCTATAATTGCCATAAAAAAATGCCGCCCTGCAAAGGCGGCATAGGGTCTGCAATGATTACTTATTGCTGTTCTCGCACTTCTGGTTTGCGACGCCGCAGGAGGTCTTGCAGGCAGACTGGCAAGAAGTCTGGCACTCGCCGCAGCCGCCGGTCACGACGCTCTTGGTCAGGTCACGAGTAGCGATAGTCTTAATACGTTCCATAGTTGAAAACCTCTCTAAGCTCCAAAGTTTCGCATACAGCTTTCTGTATACAGTGTTATCTTTATGTATGATAACACGATGTGCGGATTCTGTCAAGATTTCGCGGGTAGGTTTTTATCCCAGCGGCTGATACTTTTTCAGGATGGTATGCAGCCCCAGCTCCCGGGCGCGGGCCAGCAGGTAGCGGTAGCGGCACAAAAGCGCCTGCCGCTCGTAGATGCGCTGCTCGATGAGGTCGGAGTCCACCTCGAGATCGAACATCATCGCGTTCCGCTGCAGGCAGAACAGGCACTCTTTCAGCTCTTCTTCCAGCTCGGGGTGGTAGCGCTCGTGCTCGTTGTCGCGGGGGATGCGGGGCGAAAGCAGAGTCTGGGTGGTCTTGGATGGGGTTTGCAGCATAAGGCGTCCTCCTTTATTAACAAGTAGAAAATCAGGTACACCTTATTGTATGGCCAAGGGCGTGCAGAAAATGCCACAAGAGAGTGCAGAAGAAATTGCTTCTGCCCGGTCAGGCGTCGGCTTCTCTAAATTGCTCGAAAGTACGTCTGAATCGCAGTCTGCAAGAAAAAAGTACAACTTTTTTCGAAAATCCGCTTGACAAAACGCGCAAAGGCGGCTATAATAGCACACGTTGACCGGCTCAATGCCGCGAAACACAACAGAATATTGGGGATTTGCATAGTGGTAGTGCGGTAGACTCTGACTCTACTTGTGGGAGTTCGATTCTCTCATCCCCAACCAGACGATTCCCAGTCGAACATCCATTGTTCGACTGGGAATTTTTGTTTTCGGTGGATTTAGAAATATTGAAGTGGATGATCAGCTCCCGGTTGGTCAGCTCGACCTTATCGACAAAGGTATCCACAAGGCGGCGGCAGTAGGCGTTGGTGCGCTCGGACGGGGAGACACGGAACTGCTCAAGCAGGAAGATGACCTCGTCACGGCTCAACGTAAACGGCTCCGGTGTGGAGAGCGAGGCAAGCTGGTGATCGAGGGCGCTTTCCTGCTGCTCCAGATCGGACAGCCGGGAGGTCAGGGCAGCGCTGGCGGTGCCGTTTTCGATGGCGCTCAGGATGTTGCCGATTTTGCGGCGGATCTCAGCAAGCGCCTGCTCCAGGGCTGCACGCTCTGGATCGGGGCGGGACGCCTCGGCCTGCTGCAAGCTCACGATGGCGTCTGCAAGCTGCTGGATGTTTTCCGGCCGGAGCAGCAGATTGGAAGTGGACTCCACTACGAGCTTTTCCAGCACATCCTTCGGCATATTTTTCCGGGTACAGGGGCGGCCAAGGCTGCGGCCCGGGCAGGAATAGTAATGATAGACGCGGCCAGAGGGGTTGTGGCCGCAGATGCCCTTCATCAGGCAGCCGCATTCGCCGCAGTACAGCTTGCCGGAGAGGATATAGTCTGCCTTGGCTGAGTGGGGAGCACGGCTCTGACGGTTGAGTTTGATCATTTTTTGTGTCCTTTCCCACAGGTCGTCGTCGATGATGGGCGGGATAGCGCCCTCGATGCGGACGTCGAATTTTTTGCTGACGTATACGCCACGATACCTCTCGTCGCGGATGATGCGGCTGATGCTGCTCGTATCAAAAGGATTGCCCCGGACGGTGCGAAGGCCCATGCCATTGAGCCGTCTTATGATGGATGCGATGCTGAGGCCGTTTGCGTACAGCTCAAAGATAAGGCGCACCGTATCCGCACCTGCCGGATCTATGACGTAGTGCTTGGTGCTGTCTACCGTCAGACCCAGAGGGGGAGTCCGGCCCAGAGTCTGGCCTTTGAGGGCTGACTCCCGCATCCCCCGGCGGGCCTTCTCGGCCAGCTCGGCGGAGTAATACTCGGCCAGAGCCTCCATCAGGCCCTCGATGATGATGCCCTCGGCGCCCTCGATGTTGCTCTCGGCGGCATAGATGACGCTGACACCATTGTCACGCAGCTGCTTTTTGTACACGGCGCTGTCGTACCGGTTGCGGGCAAAGCGGTCGGTCTTCCAGCAGATGACCAAGTCAAAGGTGCGCTTTGCGCTGTCATCGATCATCTGCCGGAACTGGGCGCGGTCGTCTGTTTTGCCGCTGATATGGCGGTCCACATACTCGCGCAGGATGGTCATACCATGGGCGCGGGCGTAGGCCTCGCAGTCCCGGCGCTGGCCCTCGATGGACTGCTCCGTCTGGCGGCTGCCGCCAGAGTATCGGTAGTAGGCGACAAGGCGGGGCTGTGTGCTCTCTTTTTTTCTGGCCATAAAAACTCCTTGCTGACTTGCTTGCCGATGCACATGAGGTATGATATACTGGATGTGTCAGCAGGCGAAGAGTCATTGACTACGTTGTTTTTCTCCGACATTGCACCCCCATGCGCACCCCGGCAGCTTTTATCGTACAAGGCTGCCGGGATTTTTTGCACAAACGCCCCCGCTGGTGGAAACACTGGCGGGGGCGTTTGGTTATGCTTGCTGCTCGAATTTAGCCAAGTCCAGTTTATAGCATTTTTCCCGACCGTGGCGCTGAGTTAAGAGCAACCCGCTGTTTTCGATGTCCTTCAGGCGTTTTTTCAGTGTGCTCCGAGAGAACTCAGTACAGGCGAGAAGGTCACCTGTGGAGATTCCTGCATGAGAGAACAAACTTGCCTGGATAAGATAATAAAAAAGTTCGCCCGACTGCTTGGTATTGAAATGTTCGCTTTGGTCCAGCAACTGGGCATAGTAGTCGAGATCATGCGCACGTTCGGACAGAGCATCATTCAACTTGGAGATGGCTTCGAGGACGATCTCCAAGAACCAAAGAACAAAAGGTGTCAAGTCGCCTTTGTTACGGGGGTCGTTGCAGAGCTTGAATGCATCATCATACTGCTTCAGATTTTCTTTTATCGTGTAAGACAACCGATAGGCAATGAGCGGGTCAAGCTCCTGCGTGAGAAGGAAGCTACTGATAAACCGGGAAAGACGGCCATTGCCATTATAGAACGGGTGGATATAGCCAAACAGATAGTGTGCAGCAGCCGTGCGTATGAGGAGGTCAACAGAATCGTTTTTAATGAAATCCAGAACGGACTGCACTGCTGTCTGAATAGCGCTTTCCGGCAAAAGGCCCTGATGGATCTCTTGCTGTGCAGCATTTGTGACAGAGACAGAGTTCTTGCGGAAAATCTGACCGTCGGGTGCATCGTGCGGATTTTCCTCGATAACTTCCCGCAGCACAAGGTCATTATAGATGTCTCTTACATCCTGACAGGTGTCGAGTTTGACGGAGGTGTGCTTCATCAGCATGGCGTACTTCATGACGAGGCCGTAAAAACGCCGGTCGCTCTTTTTCTCCTTGATCTTTTCCAAGACCTCGGAGATTTCACGCCGGGAACTATTGACACCTTCAATATCATTGGTGAGGATGATCTCATCTACTAAACAGCGGGTGGTAAACTGATTGATGGCAACTTTCGGAAGCTGCCCGCGCAGAGCACGGATATTTTTATCTGCTTTATGGATATGGATGATTTTATAAAGCAGTTCGGCGCTCTGGCAGATGAAAGCGGGGTCATCATTGATCTTGAAATCAAGATGGATGGTATCATGATGAGAGTACCGAGCCTTATAGATAGCGTCGTATTCTTGAGGAACTTTATAGCGAAGTTTATAAAGGGATTCGTATTGCATCGTATCACCTCGTGTTCATTCTGGCACAAAATGAATATGAAAATACTCGAAAATGAGATTTCATTAACAGATTTATACCATTTTTACGCATGAGATGCAAGAGAATGCGACGTAAGCGTTGCAATGAGCACAAAATAACCGCTTTGGTACAGCCAGAGCGGTTATTTTTTATGCTTCCTTTGCGCCCCCGCTGGTGGAAACACTGGCGGGGGCGTCTGGTTATGTATCGGCGCTCAGGAGGTCGGCGGGTCTGATGTGCAGGATGTCGCAGAGTGCAAAGAGATTATCGATTTTGGGCTGGCCGGCGCCTCGCTCATAATAGCCGATCGTGCCGATGGTGACACCAAGCTTCTCCGCAAGTTCCAGCTGCGTCAGCCCGGCGGCCTGCCGTGCCTCCCGGATGATGCGGGCAGATTCGGGGTGGCTGCGGGTAGACATAAGATTCACCTCGATTCAAAATTATTTAATCTCCGAAAAAGGCAATGAGAAGATAAATTACAAGAAGCACCGAAAGGCAACCGCAACCTTTGGCGGTTTCGTTAGAAACATGTTTTTTCTTTACAGTAGACAAAAATGATTTTGGAGAATTCAGGGAAGAAATTGAACATGAAAAAGTATGCGGCGTACTAAGGTAATCCGCTTGTGATGACGGAAGTATACCGTTTAGAATCTGCTTATACCTTGAGGAGTCTTCGCATGAAAGATCTCTAAGATATTGTTGAAAACAAGAAAATAAAGCTGATTGCGAGATGACTAAAAGCGAGGCGAGGTCACTAGAAACTACAGAACACAAAATGGGGACATCTTCACAGCGAGGGGAAAGAATATCATCCGGAAGGGAGTTCATCCACAAAGAGACATACTGACTTTCTTTTTTTATGATTTTCGAGAAATTATCTTCATCAGAAATTGACTTGGAAAGACGAAGAAAAATTTGAGTGTTTTCATCATCAGAAAAATGTAGAATTTCTTCGTTGCAAGCAATAAAGAACGAGTACAGATCAATAAGAACTTGGCTTTTTAACTCTTCATTGGGGAAAGAAATTCCCAAAAGGAGTTCATTAACATTAAATTTGATTGTTTCGGCGTGAATAATTGCCGAGCGCTCATAAAGTGGACGAGCGTAAAAATCATCAATCATAAAAAACCACCATACTGATCAGCCGCTTTGGTTTAGCCAGAGCGGTTATTTTTTATGCTTCCTTTGCGTCCAGACCAGACGCAGGACATTTTTTATAACGTCCGGTGAGGACGAGGTCTTCGACATACTCCACCGCCTTGACCTGGCCTTCCTCGTTGAGCTGGTCGAAGGCTGCTAAAAGAGTGGACTGCTGGGGAGTGAGCTGCATATTGGCCTGCTGCTCAGAATCTTCCATGCCCATCAAATAAGTGGGAGTGGTATCCAAAACGATGGCGAGTTTTTCCAAAATAGAGCGTTTGAGATTGACGACAAGGCCGTTTTCATATTTGTAGATGGCTGCCTTTTGCACGCCAACTCGCGCACCCAGTTCTTCCTGCGTCATCTGGTGCTCGATGCGAAGCTGGCGTATCCGTTCGCCAGTGGTCATGAAGCATCACCTCTTTTGTTTATTGTGTCTTAATAATACCACATAAAATCTAAAAAGCAAGAAAAAATATCTTGACAGGATTCGAGAAAGATGCTAATATCTAAGTATCCTAAAAAGATACGGAGGTGATAGAGATGAATAAACGAAAACTGAATGCGGTGATGCAGTTACATGGCGAGTCACAACAGAATTTGGCGGACTATCTGCAGATGAGTCTTTCCCGTCTGAATGCTAAAATCAATGAGTACCGTGGGGCGCAATTTCGGCAGAATGAAATTGCAGCGATCCAGGAGCACTATGGTTTGTCGGCGGAAGAGGTCAACGAAATATTTTTTGCCTCAGCAGTGTCCCGAAAAGACACAACGAACACATAAAATTTCCCCTCTTGAAAGTTCAAGAGGGGGAGAGATGGACGAAATTGAGACTTACAAAGCAATGCCACCAATCAAAAGTACCACACTGCTAATCATCATTAAACTGCCGTAGGGCTTTTCCATATAGGCGTTATATGCATCACGTGTGAGTGCAACATTATCTTTGTCGGGATTTTTTTCGCGAAGGTCATGTTTGATATTAACGACATTTATTGCGTTAATGACTGAGAACACGGCACCAACTAAGGAAAAAACTGCACCGGCATCACTAGAGCCACCAGAAATATATTCGATTTCATCCGCAGAAAGAATCGAAGAAGACGCAGGATAGCAAATCATAAAAATTCCTTTCTTAAAATCCATCTCTTAATTTTAAGATAACACAGAAAGATAGCAAATTCAAGACTGTTCGTGCTGACCCGCCGAAGAGTGCGGGAGAAAGGAGAAAAAGATGGACGAAAGCAAAAAGCCCTGCGCTCCTGTGGAAGAGGAGGGCAGGGACTACGATGCACTGGGACTGTTCCGCCGCGAGGGAGACAACGAGACCCTGATGGCGGCGATGGGCCTGTGGGAGTTTCTTCCGGCATGGATGGACGCCCGGCGGATGGCGCTGGTTGACCCGGACTATAACCGGAAAATATCGGCTATGGTCGCTGATCTGGCCGGAACGGTGCAGAAAGCAGCTCAAGAGATGGCCGAATGGGGTCAGGAAGAGTGCGCACCGGGCAGGATGGAATAAATTCCAGCGGGATACGACCGGACTCAAACATCAGATAAAGGGCGGCTGTACACATTTCGCAATTCTGGAGGCCGATTTGGTTTGCATGGTCACAGAGCGTCGGCGGCGTCCAGACCGGCACGGCGTTCGGGCGAGCGATACAACGTATCTCAGACCCGGCGGGAGGCAGGATGCCCAACGAATCAAAAGGACAGTGTATCCGAAAGTAAAATTTGTAGAGGCCTATCAAAGAATCACCTCCTTTCTGGGGGTATTGTATCACATCTTAAAAAGTTTGGCCACGAAACGGGCCGCTGACCCGCCGAAGAGTGTGGGAGAAAGGAGAAAGACATGGAAGAAATGCTGAAGGATCTGAACGGGCCGTGGAGCAACGCGGCCTGCATGGGCTACTGCCTGATCGCAATGCGGCGGGCAGGGCTGAGACCCACGGCACAGAGCCGGGTGCTGCGGGTGCTGGAAGGTGTGTTTGACGATGTGAGCATCGAGGACGCTGAAAAGGCTGGACATGACAATAAGGGGGCGTAAGAAATTAACCGTTACATGATCGTGATTCCGGCGAAGAACCGGAGTTTTGTGCTCAAGTGCGACGAGGGGGACGGCGCGAAGCTGGAGACCCTGCAGAAGCTGGTGAGCGGATATGTGGAGACCGTGCCGTCGGCGCTGGACGCCACCTGGGCGCGGGAGGAGGCCGACCGGCTGGTACTGCTGGTGGACGAGGAAGGCAGCCTGAAGTGCAAGCCTGCGAACCAGAAGGCCACGCAGCTTGCCCCGGCGGACGTTACGGCGAACGGCAAGCTGCCCATCGTGGGCGCTGCCGTGCTGATGTTCCAGCGGGGCGACAAGCTGATGGGCTTTAGCAAGCACGTGGCTGAGGACATCCTGAAAGAGTGGCTGGCGTGAAGAGGTGAGATATGAGCCAGGAAGAACGCCCCTTTGACCGGTGGCAGGCGCGAGCACTGTGCCAGATGATGCGGGATTTTTACGCGCAACCGGAGAACCGGGCCGCATTTGAGGTGTGGCAGGCTAACCGGAAAAAAGAAAGGCCCGCCGATGCTGGAACACCGACGAGCCAGATAACGATAGGGGACAAAACCTATCAGGTGGAGTATACCACAACGAAAGCAAAAATACCAGTATAGGCCGAATCATAAGGAGAATTGCAATGAAAACGAAGATGAAGATACAGGCGCTTTACCTGACCGGCACTGCGCTGCTGATCGGCGCGGCGGGGGTGGGCGACGGCATCACCTTTGACACCGTGGGCAGCTGGACGGGTGCGGTCATCCTGGCCGTGCTGCTGGCCGCCGGCGGCATCGTCTGCTGGGGCTATGGCAGGGGCTTGGAAATTGAGCAGGCGGAGAAGGCGCAGCTGCGCCGGTACTACCGGAGGCTGAAGAGCTGCCAGAGGACGGCGGAAGAGAAGAACGACAGGCATAGTGCATAAAGGAGAAGGGTGCAATGGTACGGATCGAAATAAAGAAGGTAGCGGAGGGACAGATTGCGCTTGGTATTGAGGCAAAAAAAGAAGCGCCGGATGAGGTGCTGACGTGTGCCGCCCGCGGCTTTGTGGGTGTGGCAAGGCATCTGCTGGGGCCGATGGCGACCAACCCACAGTTTGCCGAGGAAATTTCGAGGGGCATCAAGGAAATGCTGCTGGATACGGAAGACCTCAAGGTAACGCGGGGCGTAGAAGGCAAAGAAGCAAAGTTTATGGCAGCGCTGTACGGAATGAATGCGGGGGAGCAGAAATGAAGCTGGAAGAATACGAGCAGATCCTGCGCACCGGTACGCCCAGCGACCGGGCGCGGGCCATCGCCGCAGCGAGCGACGACAAAGAGGTGAGCGACGAAGAGTTCCACCAGCTGGCGGCCCTCATCAAGGGGGCTGTCCGGCCCAGCGCCCGGAAGATGACGCCGGACGAGGCGAAGCTCTGGGCAGAGGTGAGCCGGGTGAACACCCGGCTGAAGCAGGAGATGGTGGCAGCCAGCTTTACGGTGCGGGCCTTGCCGGGCGACCTGCAGGAGGACGCCATCAATATCCTCTCCAAGACCGTGAGCGGGATGCTGGGCGACCTGACCCGCCTGATGGCGGAGACGGGGGAGCCGTGACAGACCGAAAGCAATGCATCCATGTTTTTGAGATAACCCGCCCGGGGTGCCTTGCTTGCGCCGGGCGGGACGAAAAGTGCAGGGAGTACAAAGAGCATGAAAAAGAAGATGGATCTGAGGACGGAGCTGGATCTGACCCGGGAGGGAACGGCTGAGATGACGAGGTGGTGCATCCTCATCGCGCTGCACCAGAGCTTCGGCGTTGGCGCGGCGCGGCTGAACAAGATCCTGGCCCGGGCGGAAAAGCTGGGGCAGGAGAGTCTGGATGTGGCCATGACAGTGAATGACCGGGGGATGCCCTCGACGGACAGGAGCCTTGCTTTGCGGCGCAGCTGGATGCCGGAGGGGGTAGACCCGGACTTCCGGGTGCCGGTGCTGCGCAGCCCCCGCACCCGGCGGGAAGAGCAGCTGCGGATGGCGGGCGATGTGGCGGCCAGCATGGTCTGGACGCTGTGCGCTGAGGCCTGCATCGAGGAGCTGGGCTTCGGAGCCGGGCGGCTGAACCGGCTGAAAGAAGAGGCGCTGGCCAACTACCGGCAGGTGAACGAAGAAGGACACGCGGACGGGCTGGATGTGGCGATGGAGCATCTGCGCCGGTGTGCGCAGGCTGCGCTGAAGGAAGACATCATGGTGGAGAATCAGCCGGACGAAGACCGGGTCCGACAGAGCGAACGGGACTACGAGGAGCAGAAGCGGGCTTTTTTGAAGCGGGCCGTGATGCAGGCGCTGGGACGCCGGGCCGGGAAGGGCGGGCTGCGGGTGCTGAGCGAAAAAAAGCTGGAAGAAAAGGCTGCGGCTGCGATGGCCGAGCTGAAGGAGCACACATGGGGAAAACGAATCTCTACACCGTAAAGGACTACCGGACCGGGGAGGTCCTCGCAAAAGGCAAAGCCGGAGAGCTGGAGGCCAGCGGCATCGTGCCGAAGGGCTACCACACCAGCGAGTGGGCCAAGCGCGAGAACAACCGGACGATGGGCCGGAAGTACAACATCAGCAGCGAGCTGCTGCATCCGGAGGACAGCCCCCGGCGGGGAGAAAAAGGCCGGACGATGAATGTCTACACCTGCTACGATGCAGCCGGAAACGTAATGGGCGAGGGTACGTCCCGGGAGCTGTGGGAGGCGGGCGTCTTTGGCGACGACAACGGGGCCTACTACGCCTACAACCAGCAGGGCGGGCGCTGCATAAAGCGCGGTATCGCAAAAATGACCTGCCGAAAAGAGGTGCGGCAGGTCAGTATGCACAATGCCCGGAGCGACAAGCCGCCTGCGCCGAAGGACAAAAGGTCGAAGCTGCCGGTGCTGCGGCGGATCAAGGACCCGACGCCGCTGGACTACGACGTCCACGACCTGATGGAGTATAACGCTGCCGCCCGGAAGATGGACAGACCGGAGCTGACCTACGGCTACTGGGCGGCGGCGGGAAAGCCGGCAAGGCCATAAAAATACAGACAGGTAAGCCCCCGATGGGAAACCATCGGGGGCGTCTTCGACAAAAAATATAAGGCGAGATGGGTGCTGCCGAGGAGGCTCGGCGGCAGGCATATCGGTTTATATAATCCTTTTTATAAAAAAGCGTCCGGGCGGGCGCTTTGGGGAGCTAGTATACCCGTTATTCCCGTGACGGTGATGGGCCACAGGAAAGAAAACTACACTACCAGCTCAAGGCAGCAGGAGAGTACAGGATGAAGAAGAGCTATACCCGGGAGAAGAAAACACTCTGCGGAGAGGGGTACATGGAGGTGGACCTCTACCCCATCACGCCAGAGGAGCACAAGGCCAAGCGTCGGAAGAAGACAAGACCCAGCAGCGAGCGGCAGAAGAAGCGGAACGCCCAGCACTCCCACCGGTGGCGGGTGCAGAAAGCCAACGCCAACTTTACCGTGCTGGGATTTTATCTGACCCTGACCTACATAGACGCCTTTTTGCCGGAGAGCATGGAGCAGGCCCAGCGGGATCTGCGCAACTACACCCGGCGGATAAAGGCCGCCATCGCAAAACTGTACGGCCCAAGCGCTGAGCTACGGGTGATGGGCCTGACCGGCTGCGGGCGAAAGAGCGGGCGCTACCACCATCACCTGCTGGTGGAGTGCAAAGGGCTGACCATGCGGCAGAACGCGGACTTCCGGCAGCTGCTGGAGGACAAATGGGCCGTGCGATGGCCGGACGGCAGCGTGGAGAGCCTTGGCACGGCCAACGCCGACCGGTTAAATCTGCAAAACAGGCTGGATGACCTGATCACATACTTCGAGCGGCACGGACAGATGCGGTGGTACGAGACGAGAAATCTTCAGCTGCCGGTGGAGCGCACCCCCAACGACACCCGATGGAGCCGCAAGCAGCTGCGCAAAGGCTGCACCGACTGCAAGGACAACGCCTACTGGTGGGAGCAGCGGTATCCGGGCTGGAAGTTCGTGCGGTGCGTGGTGCCGGAGCCGGACGCGCCGGGCGACGAAAAAGAGGGATGGGACGCAGACGAGCTGCGCTGCTATGTGGTGATGGTAAAGCGGGAGGGTGCGAAAGTTCGCACCTGACAGACAAAGTACCGGTATTTTGCGCGGTAAAAACGCGCTTTATTCGCGCGCGGGAAGGAAACGCGCGGGAAGACGGGAGGCGGGGCTGTGACGCGGGAACAAAAGAAGACGGTACGAAAGGCTCTGCGCCGCTGTGGGCGCAGAGCCTGCGAAGTATGCGCACCCGGCTGGGGCGAGGTGGCGGCCAAGACGCTGGCCTACTACGACAGGACCGACCCGGTGTGTGCCGAGCTGCTGCGGCTGCGGTATCTGGACGGCCTGAGCGAGTCCGCCGTGCTGGGCAGGCTCTACATTGGCCGCACCACCTACTACCACAAGGAGCTGGAGGCGCTGAGCACCGTGGCCATCTACGCGGCGGCGGTAGGGCTGCTATAGCGTTGGTATAGCGTTGGCATAGCGTGATGAGGCTGGGGAGACCCGGTCTGTTTGCCGTACAAGAAACTACTGCGGGCAAAATGTCCGCAGTAGTTTTGGGCCGTGAGGCGTGGTAGGCTGAGAGGGACGAAACAGGCCCGACGGAGCGCAAAAGCGTGGGCCTTGCGGCAGAGGGGAGGCAGAGCGGTGGCCAAGCGGGCATATTGCAAAAACACGGTAAAGGGAACCCGGCGGGGGCAGAAATACCCACCGAAAGTGCGGGCCGAGGTGCTGATGGCCATGCTGTCGTCTGGATCCATCTGTGCGGTAGCCCGGCGGTACGGCGTACCGGAGAGCACCATCCGCAGCTGGATGGCCGAGGAAGCCGGCCGAAGCGACGCCTTTGCAAAAGAGCGGCAGGCTGCTGCGCGGGAGATCGCGATCCGGGCCAGCCTCGGGGCGAGGGCGCAGGTGAGCTATTTGCAGAGCCGTGTGGACGAGAGCCAGCGGGCCGCGCAGGTACAGGCCAAGCTCCACCGGAAACTGGACGAGGACACCCGCGCCCGCTGCTTTGCAGTAGGCACACTGCTCAAGAGCGACGCCGAGGAGCTGGCCGACGCCACGGAGACGGGGCTTGTGCTGTACGCTACCGAGGACAGCTACGACCGGCAGCTGGACGAAGAAGGGCGAAACCTACTGGACGCCCAGCTGGAGCGGTACAGCGGCCGGGTGATGAGCGACAAAAACGCCGCTGCGATGGCCACCGTGCTGATGACCGTGGCCGAAAAGGCTGCGGCAATGGTACCCAGCCAGAGCCAGAGCGAGGGCGATGCCCCGCCGCTGGTGGAGATCGGGGCCGAGGGCCGGGAAGAAAAAGGGCCGGAGGTGATGGTGGATGGAGCATAAAACATATCACGGACGCCCTGTGATCTGGTCGCCGCAGCCGAGGCAGGCGGCTTTTATGGCGCGCACCGAGGACGAGGCGCTGTACGGCGGAGCGGCCGGAGGCGGGAAGAGCGACGCACTGATCATCGAGGCACTGCGGCAGGTACACATCCCGCACTACCGGGCGCTCATCCTGCGCAAGACTTACCCGCAGCTTTCGGAGCTCATCGACAAGACCATGCGGTACTACAAGCCGGTGTTTCCCAAAGCAAGGTACAACGGCTCGAGCCACTGCTGGACCTTCCCCAGCGGGGCGAAGATCTACTTCGGCAGCCTGCATCACGCGCAGGACAAGTACAACTATCAGGGCAAAGCCTTCGACTTTATCGGCGTGGACGAGCTGACCCACTTTACCTGGGACGAGTACAGCTATGTCATGAGCCGCAACCGCCCCTCGGGACCCGGCACCCGGGTATACATCCGGGCCACGGCAAACCCCGGCGGCGTAGGGCATGGCTGGGTGAAGGCACGGTTTATCAGCCCGGCGCCGGCCGGGACGCGGATGGTGCAGCTGGTGAAGGTAAAAGCGCCGGAAGGGAAAGAGATCACCCGGCGGCGCACCCGCATCTTTATCCCGTCCACCGTCTTTGACAATCCGGCGCTGCTGGAAAATGACCCGGGCTACATCGGCACACTGGCCTCGCTGCCGGAGGCCGAAAAGCAGGCACTGCTCTACGGAAACTGGGACAGCTTTTCGGGACAGGTGTTCACCGAGTGGCGGAACGACCCGAACCATTACAAGGACCAGCGCTGGACCCACGTCATTGAGCCGTTTCCCATCCCGGAGCACTGGAAGATCTGGCGGGGCTACGACTTCGGCTTCTCGAAGCCGTTCTCGGTGGGGTGGTATGCAGCGGACGAGCGCGGGCGGCTCTACCGCATCAAGGAACTTTACGGCTGCACCGGCACACCCAACGAGGGCCTGAGAAAGGACCCGATGGAGCAGGCGCGGATGATCCGGGAAGCGGAGCAGAACGACCCGCTGCTGAAAGGCCGGGTCATCCTGGGCGTGGCCGACCCGGCCATCTTTGACGAGAGCCGGGGCGAGAGCATCGCGGACATGCAGGAAAAGAGCCCGAACTTTCTGCACTGGATGCCCGGCGACCACACCCGGCTGGCGGGAAAGATGCAGTTTCACTATCGGCTGGCGTTCAACGAGGACGGGCGGCCGATGCTGCAGGTCTTCAATACCTGCAAACACTTCATCCGCACCATCCCGAACCTCGTCTATGACGAGAGCAATGTGGAGGACATCGACACCACGCAGGAGGATCACATCTATGACGAGTGCCGGTATGTGCTGATGGAGAACCCCATCAGCGGCGCGAAGCACACCCAGCCGCCGCCCATGCTGGACGACCCGCTGGATATGGACCCGAGGAAGGATAAGACGAGGTTTATGAGGATTTGAACAGGAACGCGGAAAGGAAAATGGGATGGAATTTGGTAAAAAAGAGCTTGACCTGACAGCAGATGAAAGCCCCGGCGGCGAAAGTCTGGCCGGGGTGCTGGATGGCGAACCGGCGATCGGCGAGAAGGAGATCAGCGAGGCAATGGCCATCCTCGAAAAGTACAAGTCGGCCAAGGCCAGCCTCGACAAGCGGATCATCGACAACGAGGAATGGTACAAGCTGGGCCACTGGAAGCAGTACGGCAACCGGGTGATGGAGGGCAAGCGCGCCCCCAGCACGGGGTGGCTGTTCAACTCCATCGCCAACAAACACGCCGACGCCATGGACAACTACCCGGAGCCGAACGTGCTGCCGAGGGCGCAGGACGACGAGGAGACGGCAAAGCTCCTCTCCGAGATCCTGCCGGTGCTGCTGGAACAGGCCGACTACGAGAGCATGTACAGCGACACCTGGTGGCGCAAGCTCAAGCAGGGTACCGGCGTCAAGGGCATCTTCTGGGACCCGGCGCTGCGGGACGGACTCGGGGACATCGCCATCCGGAGCATGGATCTGCTGATGTTGTACTGGGAGCCGGGCGTGGAGGACATCCAGGACTCGGCCAACTTTTTCAGCCTGGCGCTGGCCGACAACGACCGTCTGACGGCCCGGTGGCCTCAGCTGGAGGGCAAGGCGGGCAGCAGCGGCATCACCGTGGGACAGTACGTCAGCGACCAGAACATCGACACCAGCGAAAAGAGCGTGGTGGTGGACTGGTATTACAAGCGGGAGAAGCCCGGCGGTCAGACCGTGGTGCATTACTGCAAGTTCTGCAACGGCGTGGTGCTCTACGCCAGCGAGAACGACCCGGCGATGGCCGAGACGGGCTTCTACGACCACGGAAAATATCCCTTTGTGTTCGACCCGCTCTTCGTGGAAGAGAACAGCCCGGCGGGCTTTGGGTACATCGACGTGATGAAGGACACGCAGGACACCATCGACCGGATGACGCAGGCCATGGACGAGAACACGCTGGCAGCGGCCAAGAAACGCTACCTTATCTCGGACACGGCGGGCGTGAACGAGGACGAGCTGCTGGACACGGCGAAGGACGTGGTACATATCACGGGACGGCTGGACGAGCGGGGCTTTATGGAGCTGGAGACGGCTCCGCTGCCCTCCAACACCATCGCCTACCAGCAGAACCGCGTGGCCGAGCTGAAGGAGATCAGCGGCAACCGGGACGTGAACCAGGGCGGCGCGACCAGCGGCCTGACGGCGGCCTCGGCCATCGCAGCATTACAGGAAGCAGGCTCGAAACTGAGCCGGGACATGCTGAAGAGCTCTTACCGCTCCTTTGCAAAAGAATGCTACTTCATCATCGACCTGATGCGGCAGTTCTACGACGAGAGCCGCGTCTACCGGATCACCGGCCAGCAGGGCGGCACGGAGTACCGGGAGTTTTCCGGCCAGATGCTGCGGCCGCAGCCGGTGGAGAGCGTGGGCGGCGTGGAGCTGGGCGCCCATGAGCCGGTGTTCGACATCACGGTGAGCGCGGCTAAAAAGAGCACCTTCAGCCGCCTCTCCCAGAACGAGACGGCGAAGGAGTGCTACCAGCTGGGATTCTTTGCCCCGGCCAACGCCGACGCCGCACTGGCGTGTCTGGACATGATGGACTTCGAGGGCATCGAGAAGGTGCGCCAGCGGGTGGCCCAGAACGGCACTCTGTACCAGCAGCTGCAGCAGGCCATGGCACAGATCCAGCAGATGGCGGCGGTCATCGACCAGCAGAACGGATCCAACCTGAGCGAACAGGCCGGTGCTGCAGCCGCTGCCATGACCGGCGGCGGAGGCGGTGGAGAGACCGGCGCAAAGACGGTAACAAACTCTCTGGGCGGACAGGTGGGCGGCGGGACCAACCCGCTGGCCACGAGAGCAGCTGAGAGGGCGATGAATGTGAATGACCCGAATAAATAACGCTTTGCTGGGGCTATACGCGCCGGTGGCGCGGGGTTAGAGCACTTTTGCATTGGGGCTAAGTTCTCTTTTGCGTGCCAAAAGAGAACCAGAAAAGCACCCGCTACTTCCGAGGCGCGGGAGGCACGGGAAAGGGGCTGCTCGCCCCTTTCAGACCCCAAAGAAGATGTCGAAACGGAAAAAAGCTAGCCGCTTCGCTAAACGCTTTTTTCTCGTTTCTCCGATTTGAAAACGAGTGGAGGGTAACATGATCAAAATTGAGATGATGGATACGGACAAAGGCTACAGTCTGGCTGCAAGCGGTCATGCAGGCTACGCCCCGGCGGGGCAGGACATCGTGTGTGCGGCGGTTTCTGTGCTGGCGCAGACGCTGGCAAACAAGGTAGAAGCTGCTGCAAGGAGCGGAAGGCTGCTGACGAGCTGTGTGCAGCATGGCGAGACTTTTGTGGTGCAGGCTTTGCCGAAACCCGGCCCGAACGCTTTGATGGTCGCAAGCTGGTTTGACTTTGTGGAAGAGGGCCTGCGTGCGCTGGCGGAAGAGCATCCGGACAATGTCGAGCTGGTAGTCACAGACGGCGGTGCAGATGATATGGACGGACCTGCCATGAAATTGCAGATGTTTGCTGAGGGCGGCGATGGTGCAGCAGAAGGCACTGGCGAAGCTGCGGCGGCAGAAAAGGCTGCGGCTGCCCCCGTCCAGGGCAAGGGCCGGGAGGCTGCTGCCGCTGAGGTGGATGAGATGCTGAGCCCGGCGGAAGAGCCGGACGCGGAGGAAGATGCTGCTGAAGGCGAGGAACAGGACGGTGCCGCAGACAAGAGCAGCGCCGACCCGGAGGCGCACCGGAAAGCGTTTGGCGAGCTGATGCGGGGCGAGTACAACCGGGAGTTTGGCGAGATGATCGTGCAGGCCACCCAGAAAGCCTACGACAGCATCCTGAACGAGCAGGGGCCGGTGGGGCGTATCCTGAACGCGCTGGGCCAGAAGTACGGCACTGCCCCCGGCGACTACGAGGCGCTGGCTGCGGCCGTGGAGGGCGGCGTGGTGAAGGACGACGCCTACTACGAAGATATGGCCATGAAGAAGGGCATCAGCGTCCAGCTGGCCAAGGAGATGGACGCGCTGGAAAGCGAGAACGCCAAGCACCGCGCCGCAGAGCAGCAGAGGGCGGAGGCCGCCAAGATGGAAGCCATCCAGCAGGAGTGGGACGCCGCCGTGGAACGCATCCGGGCCGAAGACCCGGGCTTTGACATCAAGACGGCGCTGGCTGACCCGGACTTTGCCCAGATGCTCAAGCTGGGCGTGAAGATGGAGGACGCTTACAAGGCCCGCTATTTCGACGACATCATGGCCCGGCGCACCACCCAGACGGCCAAGACCGTCGAGAAAGGCGTGGAGGCCCGGATCCGCCAGCGGGGCGCACGGCCTGCCGAGAACGGCACCAACCCCGGCGGCGCGGCGGTGCTGAAGACGGACGTCTCCAAGCTGACGCCTGCCCAGTGCGAGGAGCTGGAACGCCGCGCCATGCGGGGACAGATCATCACTTTTTAACCGGAAGGCGCTGCTGACCGAAAGAAAACCTCTCACCGTTCTTGAGGGAAGATCCGGAAAGCGGAAGCCTCTCAATAAAGCAAGACACGAAAGGAGCACACAAATGAAAATCCACATGAATCTGCAGCTGTTTGCGCAGCCTGCAAACCACACCGGCGCGACCGGCATGAGCGCCGAGATGAAGACCTACTACGAGAAGCGTCTGCTGGATCAGGCGGAGCCGCTGCTGGTGCATGACCAGTTCGGCGACAAGTACCCCATCCCGGCCAACAACGGCAAGACCATCGAGTTCCGCAAGTACGAGAGCCTGCCCAAGGCCACCGAGCCTCTGACCGAAGGCGTGACTCCCAATGCTCAGACCCTGACCGTCACCCCCATGACCGCCACCGTGAAGCAGTACGGCGGCTGGGCAGCCATCACCGATGTGCTGCAGCTGACCGCCATCGACAACAACATCACCCAGGCGACCAAGGTACTGGCATCTCAGGCGGGCCGTACACTGGACACCGTGACCCGCGAGGTGCTGGCGGGTGGCACCAATGTCATCTACGCGCCGGCGGGCGACACCGCCGTGACCAGCCGCGCCAACCTGACCACTGCCAGTGTGCTGACGCCGGATCTTATCGATCAGGCGGCCACCGCCCTGAAGGCCCAGAATGCCGACGCCATCGGCGAGAGCTATGTGGCCATCGTCCACCCCTATGTGGCCTATGATCTGCGCCGCAACCCGGAGTGGATCGATGTCCACAAGTACGCTTCCCCCGAGCACATCTACAACGGCGAGATCGGCAAGCTGGCCGGTGTGCGCTTCATCGAGACCAGCGAGGCGAAGATCTGGACCGGCGACGGCTGCCCCACCAGTCTGGCCGTGTTCGGTACGCTGGTGCTGGCGGCTCACGCCTACGCTGTGACCGAGGTGGAGGGCGGCGGCCTGCAGCACATCGTCAAGCAGCTGGGCGCGGGCGAAGACCCGCTGAACCAGCGCGCGTCCGTGGGTTGGAAGGCCATCAAGACCGCAGAGCGCCTGTGTGAGCAGTACATGGTGCGCATCGAGAGCGTCAGCCCGAAGTACAGCGCGAAGGCAAAGGCAAACTGACGCGCCGGCGGCGCGGGGCTAAGTTCTCTTTTGCGTGCCAAAAGAGAACCAGAAAAGCACCCGCTACTTCCGAAGCGCGGGAGGCACGGGAAAGGGGCTGCTCGCCCCTTTCAGACCCCTAAGGAGAAGTCGAAACGGGAAAAAGCTAGCCGCTGCGCTAAACGCTTTTTTCTCGTTTCTCCGTTTTACGGCTTCGCCGAGGATTTCAGGCTTTAGCTGAACAGGAACGGCAAAACGAAAGGAGAAGGATCTATTTATGGCGACTAAGAAAGAGACTGCTGCGGCCCAGGCCGTGGAGAACGCGGTGGAGACCGTGGAAAAGGCCGAGGCAAAGACCGAAGAGAAGGACGACGGCATGGTGACCATCCACCTGTTTAAGGACGACGACCGCTACGCGGCGCCGGTGTTCGTGGGCGTCAACGGCGACAGCTACCTCATCCAGCGCGGCATCGACGTGAAGGTGCCGAAGGCTGTGGCCGAGGTGCTGGAGCACAGCATCAAGCAGGACGCCGAGGCGGCCCGGAAGAGTCAGGCCATGCAGGCGGCGGCCGGTACGCAGATGATGACCATTTGATATTTCCCCCGGTACAGCTTGCAGGCGCTTGCTGCGCCGGGGGATTTTGTTTTGGAGGTTTTATGACAGCAGGCGAAGCGATAAAGATGGCCGACGAGCTGAGGCCGAACAACAGCTTTTCGGACGAGATGAAGCAGCTGTGGCTGCGGCAGGCCGACAGCGGCCTGCGGCGGAACGTGGTGGAGCGCAGCGACACCGGCAGCGACTTTGCAGACAGGGGCGCGGATGTTTTGTGGGCGGAAGGGCTGGAATACGACACGCCGCTGCTGGCAGACAACGCAGCGGAAGCGCTCTATCCCCACTGGCTGGCGGCGCAGATGGACCTCGCCCTCGGCGAGACGGCCCGGGCGGCGAACGAATTGCAGCTCTACACGAGCTATGTGCAGGAGTTTGCGGCGTGGGTGAGGCGGAACTATATGCCGCTGGGCGGCGGGAAACTTTTAACGTGAGATATGTTCTCTTTTGCGTGCCAAAAGAGAACCAGAAAACCACCAGCGATTTCGACGCGCTGGATCCACGAGAAAGGGGCTGCTCGCCCCTTTCAGACCCCAAAGGAGAAGTCGAAACGGAAAAAAGCTAGCCGCTTCGCTAAACGCTTTTTTCTCGTTTCTCCGATTGGAATAAGAACGAGAACCCGGAAGGAGGATGAAATGATAAGCACAAGTCTGAATCAAATCAACAGCCAGAGGCAGCTGCTGCGGGTATTTGGCGGGCTGAACGAGGGGTATGCGTGCAGCGAGGCAGAGCTGAGCGAGGAGAAAAACTTTTCTTCGCGGGGATACCCGGCCCTCGAGACCCGCAAGCCCCGGCGGAAGGTGCGTCAAGCGACCGGGATGAACGGGATGTACCACCTGAACGGCCTTTTGACCGTGGAAGGCACGACCCTGCGGTATGCCCCGGACGACGGCAGCGCCGCCGTGAAACTGGAGAACGCCCTGACGGACGGCGAGAAGAAGATGGTGGGCATGGGAACCAAAGTGCTCATCTGGCCGGACAAGATGTCCTTTGACACCGCAGCGGGGACACTGAGCGCGCTGGGCTCCAGCTGGCAGCAGGACGGCAGAAGCCTGACCGTGACCCCCTGCGACGCTGCGGGCGTGGTGTACACGCCGACCAAATTCGGCGCGACCGAACCGGAAAGCCCCGAGAACGGCGACGTCTGGCTCAAGCAGGCCGAGGACGCCCCGTGGAGCTACCGCGACGCCCTGAAGCTCTACAGCACGGCGGGCGGGTGGCAGAACATCCTGCTGAACTGCTGCCGTGTGACCTGCGAGGGGCTGGGCGAAGCCTTCAAGGCCGGGGACACCGTGACCCTGACGGGCATCCCCGGCGTGGTGAAGAACGCCTATTCCGCCGATTTCGGCGGGGACGTGGTGGTGGACGACGTGGCTGGGGACTCGGTGATCCTCTCCATCGCGCCGGACATTGAGAGCGTTTTGTACTACGGCACCTGTGTGGTGACGGGGCAGAGCGTGGTGTGGACGGCCATGGACGGCAAGACCACCCAGACCTTCGACGGGCCTTTCCCGGACGTGACGGCCCAGCGGCGGGTGCCGGATCTGGACTGGCTGACGGAGCACAACAACCGGGTGTGGGGCTGCTCGAGTACCGAGAACGTCATTTACGCCTGCAAGCTGGGCGACGCCACCAACTGGTTCTCCTATCGCGGCACGGCGGCGGACAGCTACGCCGTGACCGTGGGCAGCGACGGAGCATTTACCGGCGCGGCTACCTGCATGGGATACGTGCTTTTCTTCAAGGAGAACGGCCTGCACAAGCTCTACGGCACCAAACCCAGCGACTACCAGATGAGCAGCATCCAGTGCTCGGGCGTGGCCAAGGGCGCCCACCAGAGCCTCTGCGTCATCAACGAGACACTGTACTACCTCTCGATGGACGGCGTCATGGCGTGGGACGGCAGCCTGCCCACCAAGGTGTCGGCCTCGCTGGACGAGACGGCCATGAGCCGGGTGACAAGGGCGGCCGCCGGCGGGTTGGTGGGGCGGTACTACCTGCACACCGAGAGCCCCGGCGGGCAGAGGCTGCTGGTGTACGACACCGAGAAAGGACTCTGGCACGAGGAGGACGCCACCGGCTGGGCCATGTGCAGCACCGGGCGGCAGCTCTATCTCTGGGACAAAGAGGCCATCTGGGCTGCAGACGGGAGCCGGGAAGCCGGCGGCGAAGAGGACACGGTGGAATACGAGGCCGTGACCGGCGACATCGGACTCGGAGATCCGGACGACAAGTATTGCAGCCGGGTGACGGTGCGGCTGGACGCGATGGAGCGGACGGTGGTGACGCTGTGGGCCAGCTTCGACGGCGGCGAGTGGCAGGAGATGGGCCGGGTGGACACCCGGGACAGGCGGGTGCAGGTGAATCTGCCCTTTGTCCCGACCCGGCACGACACCATGCGGCTGCGCCTGACCGGAAAAGGGCAGATCGCAGTGCGGAGCATCGCCATGACGCTGAGCAGCAGCGAGGGCGGAAGAGTGAACGGAGGTGTGCCGAGACGTGGCTAGTATCGTAGGGCTTTCGAAGATCTCCATGCCGAGGCTGGATGGGCTGGATACGGCCAGCGCCCGGGAGCTGAGAAATTATCTGTACCAGATGCAGGAGCAGCTGGAATACATTTTGAGCAACATTGACACCGAGAACCTCTCGGGAGACTTACAGGAGAAGCTGAAATAAGGCGGGAGAGGGCCTTTAGAAACGGCAGCAGACGGGAAGAAAACCTCTCAGCTTTGCAGTCCGCCTGACGGCGGCGCTGCAAAGCAGCTCCCCTAGCGAGGGGAGCCTTTCTTAAAGGAAGGAGTGTAATTATGAGCAGTTTGAGCAATGCGAGAGCACAGCTGGATGCGTGGGAGGCGAAGAAGCCGGAAAGCTACACCAGCAAATACAAGGACAAGATCGACGGCGTGATGGGCAAGCTGGACGGGATGAAGGATTTTAGCTACGACCCCACCCGGGATGCGGCCTACGAGCAGTATAAGAACAGCTACGCCCGGCAGGCGAAGCTGGCCAACGAGAACGCCCAGGCCAACGCCAGCGCCATCTCGGGCGGGTACGGCTCCAGCTACGGCACCCAGGCAGGCCAGAGTGCCTATCAGAACGCCATGGCGGGACTGAGCAGCGCCACGAACGGGCTGTACAGCCAGGCGCTGAACCAGTACACCCAGAAAAAGAGCGACCTGCAGAGCCAGCTGACCGGCTACCAGCAGGCCGAGGCACAGGACTACGAGAAGTACCAGACCAACTACCAGAACTGGGAGAACCAGCGCAACTACTATCAGAGCGCGTACAATCAGGCGGCCAGCGAAAGCCAGGCGAAGAAGAGCCGGGGGACGGGCCTCTTTGGAACCATCCTGAGCGTTGCCGCAAGCCTGCTGCCGTTTTTGCTGTGAAAATAAAGCGACCGGCCCGGAAGGGGCTGAGCGGTCAAAAACCTCTCCGTCACGCCTGACGGCGCGACACCTCCCCTAATAAGGGGAGGCTAAGAGGAAAGGAGATTAGAAAATGGGAGTTTTTAAGAGATACAAGGACGCGCAGGCGGCGCAGAAGGACGCGGAGAACGCGATGCCGGGGGCGTACCAGAGCAACTACACCGACCGGATCAACGAGGCACTGGACAGCATGGGCGCGGCCAGCAATGCGGGCTATGACGTAGGCACGGACAGCGAACTCTACCGGCAGTACCGCGCGGGCGCGCAGGCGAATGCCAGGGCGGCGGCTGAGAACGCCGCTGCGGGCGCTGCCGCGCTGAGCGGCGGGTACGGCTCGAGCTACGCAGACAGTGTGGCCCAGCAGGGCTACCAGCAGGCCATGGCGAACGTGGACAGCGGGCTGGCCGGGCTGCGAGACAAGGCCCTGACCATGTACCAGCTGAAACAGAACGGCCTCTCGGGGCTGCTGAGTGCGCTGCAGAATCAGGACAGCCTCGAGGCGGCAGAGCATCAAGGGGCTGTGGCCAATGCGCAGGACTGGCGAGACTACAAGAAGAGCCGGGCAGACCAGGCGGCGCAGGAGAAGAGCGATTTCCTCTCGAACCTGTGGGAGATGGCGAAGAGTGTGGGCAAAGCCGGTATGACGGCCTACGACACCTACAAGGGCTACACCCAGCAGCAGTGGGAGAACGAGTTTGCCCGGGAACAGTGGGAGTACAACAAAGAGCGCACTGGCCAGAGCGATGCACTGAATGCCTACGAGCAGGCGTTCAACCTGTACCAGCAGGGGGCGGGCGATGCCGCGAACGCTGTGCTGGGCCGGTATGGTCTGGACACTGGAATCTTCGACAATTACAGCGGCGCACCCATCACCCGGGCGGACAAGGCGGGTGCGCTCACGACTGCGGCCGGGCTGGCAGGCGGCGGCAGCGACGAGGCTGCACGGGCGGTGCTGGAACTGTACGGCCTGGATCCGAACTCTGTGGGGAATTACAGGACGATCGCAGGACGGCAGCTTGCAACAACGCTGGCGAAAAAGAGCGCAGGGAGCTCGGGCGGCTCTTCGGGCAGAAGGAGCAGCGGCGGCACGAAAGGCAGCGGGAGCAGCTGGACGAACAGCGAGCTGCAAAGTATGGCAAAGACATTTTCCTCTATGAAGGGAAATGAGCCGCTGTACGATTTTTACAAGAAGACCTTAACGGATAATGGGTGGCTCGATGCAGATACTGCGAACGACCAGAGTGCAAGCCAGAGCGGCGACGTAGATATGGCGGCAATGCTGGCAAAGAACTATGCGAAAAAAGGTTATAGCGCGTGGGCTATCATGAACAATATGAGCCAGAACGGGTACAGTGATAACGAAATCGCAAGAGCGCTTGAGAAAGCGGGGGTGAAGGGCTGATGGCGTGGACAGCAGAAAAAGTTAAGGCGATGAGAGAAAGCAACCCGTCGAAGGCGGCAGAAAGCTCTGGGTGGACGGCGGAAAAGGTGAGAGCTATCCGCACCAAGACACCGAATCCGTCCACTGCGTCGAGCACAGTACCGCCCAAAAGCAACATCTATGCAGATGCCTTGCAGCAGTACACCGAGCGGCACGCCAGCGACATGGGGGAGGTGGATGCGAGGAACGATACCTCTCAGGCAGCTTCGCCCACAGCCACGGAAAACATCAGCGGGCGGAAAGAAAACCTCTCACCGTTCCCGTCGGCTGACGCCGCGCGAGAACGGAGCTCCCCTATCAGGGGAGCCCTTCTTAAAGGAAACCCCACCGAAAGGGCGCTGGACATGGGGCAGAAATGGGGCGTTCCGGCGAAGAGCGGGAACGTGCTGGAGAATGTGGGCAGCGGGGCCATGGCCTACGGCAGCGGCCCGGCGCAGGAGCTGAGAGCCAGCTTTGCCAAGGACAGTGTACCGGACGAGTTTGACCGGATCAACCAGTGGCTGGACACCGGGGACAACAAGAATCTGGCCGACGCGGTGCGGCGGGTGGACAACACCCACGGCGCGTACACGGACGCCGACCTGATCAAGAAGGGCGGCTGGACACAGGCGCAGATCGACGAGGCCCGGAAGATGAACGCTGCGCTGGACGCCATCCCAGCATGGCAGCGGTATGCGCGCCGGGCGGCGAACACCATCGGCGGCATCACGGACACGGTGGCCGCTGCCCCGGTGCTGGGCGCGGAGTACGGCGTACAGGCGGGAAAGAACATTGACGCCACCCTGAAGAACTGGAAACAGGTGGAGCAGGAGGTAAAGGGCGACGAACACGCCCAGAGCCTTTTCGACCTTTTGACCGACGTGGACATGGATTATAACCCCACCTGGCCGGAGAGCCGGAACCGGGAGCTCATCTCGATGGGGTACAACTCCAAGGAGATCCGGGAGATGCGCCAGAAGCTGGCGGGGTTGGAAGTGAGCGACGGCATCGACAAGAACCAGAGCGTGGGCTACCAGCTCTACGACCGCGGGCAGCGGCTGACGGCTGCGGCCCAGAGCGGCCTGAGCCCGACCCAGCGGGCCGTGGCGGGGGCCGTGACCAGCGCAGCGGAGAACCTGGCCGTGGCGGGTGTGAACCCGGCGGCAGTGCTGCCCGTCCTGAGCGCACAGGGAGCGGCAGAGGCCATGGGCCAGAGCGCAGAGAAGGGCGAGAGCGCCGGTAAGGCATTGGGCGGCGGCCTCGCCAAGTTCGGCGCGGGATGGGCCATCAACTCGGTGGGCGCAGCCGACCTTGCAAAGACCATGGGCTCGGACTACGCGAAGGACACGCTGGCGGGGCAGATCGCGGACTGGGTGCGGGGGCTGGCGGGCAGCTCGGAGCTGGCGCAGCGCTACCCGGCGGTGGCTGCGGCCATCTCGGGCGGCATCGACAACTCGATGCAGGCCTTTGCGGAGACCTATGCGGACATGGCCATCGACGCTGCGCTGGGGGACAGCGAGGCGGCGAAGAACCTCTTCAGCAAAGACACCTTCCTCACCGCGCTGGAAAGCGGACTTTCCGGCGGCGCGTCCGGTGCGTTGGGCGGCGCTGTCGGCACGGGGCTGGCAAAGCTGAACGGAGGAGACGCAAGCCTGCTGGGACAGACAGAGCATTATGACCAGATGGACCGGATGAAGCGGGCCGCCGCCCAGCAGAAGGAGTGGGAGGCCCGGACGGCGGAGCCCTCTCAGCCAGCTGCGGATAGCTCTGCTGATAGAGCGCTGGCAGGGCAGGACCTCTCAGTCGCTGACGCGACAGCTCCCCTTAAAAGGGGAGCCACTGGCGTGCCGGGCAGCTCTCAGCTGGACGCCGGAAGTGCTGCGGGGCGTGAGATGGCGGGCCTTGCGACAGAGGGAAGCAGCAGCGTAAATGAGACTGCCGCAAAGTCGGAAAACCCGGCGGTGCGGCAGTTTGCCGAAGTGGCGGCGAGCAACAGCCTGACGGGCAAGACCATCGGGCTGTTTACGCCGAACGCCGAGAACCGGGAAAACCGTGCGGCTTTTGAGCAGGCTTACGGCGTGACGCTGCCCGACACTGCGGGCGCGACCCGCCGAATGCTGCGGGATATTGCAGCGCAGCAGAACGTGAAAAGCGAAGCTGCGCCTGCTGTACAGAGTGCAGAGCTGCCCAGCGAAGCTGCGAGTGTGCCGCAGACAGTACGGGATGCTCCCGCAGAAACCGCCGATGTCGTGCCGGAAACGGCCGCGCCGGACAACGTGCGTGAAGCGACTGCCGCCGCAGCTGAAACCGACGGCTACGAGAACGCCCCGCTGCGGGAGACTCTGGGTCTCAGGCCGGAAGCGCCGAAGACCCAGCGGGAGGCTGAGGTGCAGCGGGCGCTGGAAGGCTGGCGGGTGACGGACAAGGCAGCTGAGACCATCAGCAAAAATATGCCGGACAGGGTGGACGCTGACCGGTATGCGGCCGCAGCGTCGCCGCTGTACCGGCTGGGCCGGAGCGGCGCTGCCACCTTTGCGCAGGCGCTGGAGCTGGCGGGCAGCATGAGCGGCACGGCAGCGGACATCAACTACATCCTGAGCACCGACGCCGGCCGGACGGCCCTTGAGATCGCCTACACCCAGGGCAAGGGCGAACGGATGCTGTATGCCGAAAAGATGACCGAACTGGGCGGCGCGCTTGGCAGCGAGAGCACCAGCGGCAGGGGCGAGGTATACGCCAAGGGTACGATGCGGCAGGAGAGCGACCCGGCCAGCCAGATCATCAGCCTGAACGCCGCGGCCACCGGCACGGATGCTGTGCTGAGGGATGTGCTGCAGAACGACCGGAGCATCAGGGCCTATGTGGACACCGAGACGGCCCGGATCTTCTTCGGAGACAACGCGCAGGACATCTTCGGAACGGTGCTGCACGAGGACTACCACTGGTACAACGCGCTGGACGCCGAGGGCGCAAGGACTTTGCAGGAGCACGCGCTGGAATATCTGGCGAAGAGCAGCGGCTACGAAAGCCTCGACGAGATGATCCGGGCGAAACTGCGGGATTACAGCGCCCAGAGCCTGACCTATGAGCAGGCAGCGGAAGAGCTGGTGGCCGACGCATGGCGGGGCATCTTTGACAGCGAGGAGAGCTTCAAGCGCTGGGTGGAGTTCCAGCGCGGGCAGGCAGAGAAGAACGCAGGCAAGAGCGGCGCCATCCACAAGGTGATGGAGCAGGTGCGGCAGATGCTGGATGGGCTCATCAGCCGGGCGAAGGAAGTGCTGACCATCGACCCGGACGACCGCGCCGCCCTGAAAGCGAAGCGCCTGGCCGAGGCCGAAAAGCGCACTTTGCAGGACGAGTATTTCGCCCACGCAGAAAAGGCCATGGACAACCTGCGGGCGGCAAAAGAAAACGCCGCAGCCCTCAAGACCGAGAGCGCGGCGGAAGGACGGGGCGTGAGGTTCCAGCTACAAGAAGGAGAAGAAACTCTTGAAAAACAACTGAATCGAAATCTTTTACGGCTGGAACAGATGAGTCCGGTGATTGAAATTACAGGGAAAGAAATTGCATACGGTGCAACCAGCAAAGAAAACGCTGAAAACATCGTGCGCTTCTTTGAATCGGTCGGCGGAAAAGTAGAACGTGATGGATTTGGTGTGATCGAGCTGACTCGCAAGGGAGCAAAAGCAACCGTACAGCACGGCAATGGCCCGGCGAAACAAATTGCGGCAGCGGCGATTCCTGACGTTATTCGCTATGGCGAACAGATTGGCTTTGTAGAGAATTGGAAAGGCCGGGGGTATAACACATATACATTTGCAGCACCGGTCGTGGCAGCTGGAACAAAAATCTATGAGGCGGTCGTTGTAAATGAATACCGCAGTACAAAGCAAGGAAATAAGTTTTATGTCCACGAAGTGTGCGGTTCTGATGGAAGCCTGTTAGTATTGGATGATGCAGGACGGATAAAACAAAAGCAGGAAAGCGCTGACACGGTACTCAAAACCGAGGAGGGCGGTGAACGCCCGAGCTTTCCTGCTAATAAAATTATAACACAGAACAATGCCCCTGTAAAGAAAAACATCCGTTTCCAGATGGCAAGCCCTGTGGAAGTGAACAGCGAAAAAGAGCTGGTGGCGGTACACAACCTGACCGAAGAAAATCTGCGGGAAGCGCTGGACCTGGGCGGGATGCCGTCGCCTTCTATCGCGGTGGTGAAGGCACAGGACGGCCATAGTAAGTATGGTCCCATCTCGCTGGTGTTTGACCCGGATGCCATTGACCCGCAGGCCAACCGTGCAAACCGGGTGTATGGCTCGGATGCCTGGACTCCGACCAGACCGAACGTGGAGTACGAGGTAAACAGCAAAGCGGCAGCTGATTTTGAAGATACTGTATATGAAGCCAGCCAGAGCGATTTTGAGGGAAAGTTTGCAAACAGCTCGTCGCTGCAGCGTATTGGTGTAGATGAGGTGAGCAGCGAAAATCGTGAGGAGTTAGCGCAGAAGCTCCAGCGGGATACTGCGGTGCAGCTGGCATATCTGAAAGCTCAGGGCGAGAAGGTAGAACCCATATACAGGACGGAGAAGGAACAGTTCGATAGCCTCGGAAATGATTCACTGGAAAAAATCATCGAATATGCCGGGGCGGACGAACTCAAGAAAGTCTTCGAGGGAGGAGACTTTGACCTGATGGACAAGCTGGCCGACAAAGCAGCGGATGCACTGGAAGAAAAGTATACACACGGCTCGCTGGAAGGTCAGAATCGGCGATGGCAGATGCGTATCAATAAACTGCGCAATGAGAACCGTGGACGCCTGTATGGCCTGCTCGAACACGCGTATAAGATGATGACTGATACCAGCAATGGAAAAGTAGAGCTGGATGTGGAAGCTACTAGAGAAGCCATCCGGCAGGCGGCTCCCGAAGCAGCGGTGAAAAACTGGGTAAAGGAACAGCTTGGAAGTGTGCTGAGACAGAAAGGCATCCGAAACAGCAAAGACCGTTTCACACCCGGCGGAAAGAGACGAAGTTTTGCGGAACTGCATAATCCCTATACGCTGGAAAACCTTGTGGCGGCTATGAATGCACAGAATGCCCGAGGACAGGATGTGTGGGGAGTGTCAGCTGCAACGCTGATGTCAACTACGACCGCAGAGTATAAAAGCCTTGATGAGGTACGGGCAGACAAGAACCGTTTACAACAGATGCCGGAAGAAGAATATAAGGCGCTGTTGGAAAAGGCAGACGGCCAGATTGAAAAGGTCGTTGACAAGCTGCGCAGCGAGACAGAAGCCCACACGGACAACAGCTTTGAAGAGCGGGAAATACTGGGTGACATTCTGCTGCGAGCTGCACAGGGAAGCCAGACAGCCGCAGCGATCGGCAAGGCCTTTGCAAAAGAAGGCTACATCATTGGTAAGGACACAGCCCAGATGATACGGCAGCTGTACAAAGATGTGGCCGCTATCCCTACCGGGTATTTTGAGGCTAAACCTCAACGTGCAGTGGGCTTTGATGAGGTAAAGGCAGCTGTCCTGCCGGACAACGCCAGCGAGACGCTGGTGAACAGTCTGAAGGAGCAGGGTGTGCCGGTATATCAGTACAAAGCCGGAGACGATGCCAAGCGCACCGAGATTTTGAACAAGCTGCCGAATGTACGTTTCCAGAAGGCTGAACAGGCCGACCGGGAGGCAAAGCAGAACCAGCAGCGGCAGGCCAGCCGGGTACTGGCGGAGAAGGCTGCGGCCTTTGATACCCTGAACCAGTTCTTCGGCCTGACGAAGAACACCCGGCTCTCGGACGCTGCTCTCGAGAGCCTTGCCATCCGATGGACCAAGACCAACGGCAGCCGGGCCGACCGGACGAAACTGGCAAACGAGACGCGGGCGCTGGTGGAGTATCTGCGCTCGGAGAGCGCGGACATGGCCAAGGCCCAGGGACTGGCCGAGACACTGGCGGGCGAAGTGCTGGACGAGGCCACCTACCGGAACACGGAGCTGTGGGACGAATACCCCGACCTGCACGACCTGACCTACACGGTGGACAAGAACGGCAAGGCCAAGGCGGAGCTTGTGAAGCGGTACGGAAGCTGGACAGAGGCGGTGGCCGAGGCCCGGCGCCACGGCGTGAAGCTGCGGCAGGCGGAGGGATACCGGGACGGCAACCCGGCGGAACAGTACGAGGCCATCGTGAACGACACCCGGGCCGTGGGCGGCGTGAAGGAGAGCGCTGCGGCACTCTTCCGCTCGGCGGCACAGGAAGCGGGCGTGGCGGGCGCAGCCGGCATGGAGAGCACGGAATGGCTCGACGTGCTGATGAGCGTACACGACACCATCAAGCCCAAGATGATGAGTCGGTTCGCGGACGCTGCCGAATACGAGGACGCCAAGGTGGAGCTGGCAGGCCGGATGATCGGCGACATCATGAGCCACCCGGAGATGACCGATGCCGAGGCGGTCTTCGAGGGCATCTTAAAGCATAACCGGGAGGTGGCCGCAATGGCCGCCGGCAGCGAGGAGCGGGCGGCTGAGGTGACGAAGGGGCTGAAGAGCGTGCAGCAGGCCCAGCGGAAGGCTTTTGCCGACCGGATGCGGGAAAACAGCCGCAGCCAGAGCGCCGAGGCCAAGAGCGTGAGCCGGGCGGAACGACAGCTCAACGAGAATCTGGAAACGCTGGGCGCGCAGGTGAGCACGGCGGCGGGGCTCGACGAGAAGATGACCGCTCTGCGGGAAGCCTACGAGCGGGAATGGAAGGCCGAAAAGAACCGGATGAAGCAGGCCCGGCAGGAGATGCTGGACGAGATAAAGCTGGAGCGCCGACAGCTGCGCTCCCAGATCAACGATCTGGCCCGGCAGGTGGCCGGAGAGCAGCAGAGAGCCGACCGGGCAGAGCATCAGCTGCTGATACAGGAAAACGAGATCATGGAATGGGAAGCCGAGAACCAGCGCAAGGCCGAAGCGTGGCAGGAAAAACAGGCCCAGCGGAATGCAATCGCCATTGAAACAGCCCGGCAGCAGCGGGACGAGGACGTAGCCGTGGCCAAGGCACTGGCCGAAAAGCGGGTGCAGAAGGCCCGGGAAGGACGGAAGGCGGACGAACTGAAACGGAGCATCCGGAACAATGCCGCCCAGCTCAACCAGATGGTGCTGCGGCCAAAGCCCGGGAAATATGTACAGAAGAGTCTCATCGTGCAGGCTGCCGAGGTGGCGAAGCTGGCGGACATGACGGTGCTGAACAACAACGCCGTGGCCAAGCTGACCGCTTTGCAGGACAGCATCCGGCGCAGCGGAGAGATGGACGCCGGCATCCACGCCGACTGGGAGAACAGCGGCGTGGAAAACCTCATCCAGATGCTGCGGGACGACATGAACGCCAGCAAGCAGGCAAAACTGGACCGGCTGAACAAGCAGCTGGAAGAAGCCAAGGCTCTGCCGGACGGCGACAAGGCCGAACAGCTGCGGGACCGGCTGCGCCAGCGAATCCGGGAGACGGAGAATCGCACCTATCTGCCCATGACGGTAGACCAGCTGCGGATGCTGAAGGCCATCACGGCCAGCACCCTGCACATGATCCGGACGGAAAACAAGACCCTGAGCCTTGCGAGGGCCGAAGAAGTGGACAGCATGGCCCTGAAGGCCGCCCACGAGGTGCTGAACTCTGAGGGCAACGGTTTCGGGGAGAAATTTGAGAAGGCGAAGGGCGCGATGAACCGCTACCAGCTGGACATGCTGGGCGGCACGAGAATGTTCCGGCGTCTGGGCGGCTACACCAAAAACGGCCAGATGGAGAAGCTGGGGCAGATGCTGAACGACGGCCAGCGGCGGCAGACGGAGATCCTGGTAGAAGGCGAAAACCTGTTTGCCAACGTGACCGGCAAGGAACACCTGAAAGAGGTGGAAGCATTTGCAGGCCCCGGCGCGGAGCTGGTGGACATCGGCCTGAAGGACAGCAAGGGCAATGCCGTGCCGCTGAACCACGCACAGCTGTGCAGCCTGTACATGCTGCTGCGCAACGAGGACAGCCGCCACCACCTGATGACCGGCGGTCTGACCCTGCCGGACGCTGTCCAGTACGCCAAGGGCAACATCGAGAGATCCTACCAGCGCAGCCAGACCGTGATGCTGGGGACGCTGGTGAACGCCGACGGCGTCCCCATGGCCGACACCATTTTGCAGACGGTACAGGACGCCATGACGGACTACGATCGGGCGTGGTGCGAGGACATGAAGGACTTTTTCGGGCGGTACACCACGAACCTCATCAACGAGACCAGCATGAAGCTGCTGGGCTATGACCGGGCAACCGTGAAGAACTACTACCCCATCGCGGTAGACCGGAGCACGCTGGCGACGGAGATCGAGGGCGTGAAGATGGATGCCACCATCGAGGGCAGGGGCTTTTTGAAGGAGCGCGTGAAGAGCGACAAGCCCATTTTGCTGGAAGAGTGCCAGAACGTGGTGAAGCGGAGCCTGCGGGACACGGCAGCTTATGCGGGCCTTGCGGCCCCCATCCGGGACGTGCAGCGGGTACTGAACAGCACCGTGGAGACGGCAGAGGGCATCGGTGTGCTGAAGGACAAGATCATCGGCGAGAAGTGGGGAAAGGAGACGGTGAGCTACATCAATGACCTGCTGACCGACCTGCAGACCAGGCAGCGGCACCGCAGCAGCACCATGAGCCGGGCGCTGGACCGGATGCGGGGCAACTACGCCGGGGCCATCCTGACCGTGAACCCGGGCGTGGCCATCGCGCAGGCGGCCAGTCTGCCCACGGCGGGCGCTGTGCTGGGAGCAGACACCATGGCGGCGGTGCTGCCCTTCGCAAAGAATTTCTCGGGCAAGCAGCGGGCCGCGGTGGAAGCGGAGATCCGCCAGCACGGAGACGCCCTGCTGCAATACCGGCTGCGGGGAACGAAGCGGGGCGAGATGAGCTCCATCGGCGCGCACAAAAACCTTGTGGCCAAAGCCTCGGAGGCCATGCCTGCCGTGACCGGCTGGATCACCGGCATGGACGAGATCACGGTGGCGGCGCTGTGGGAGGGCTCAAAGCGGTATGTGGAGCGCCACGCAGCGGAGTTCGGCGAGGGTGCCGCGGAGAAGGGCAGCGAAGCCTACTGGGAAGCCGTGAACAAGATGTACCAGCGGGTCATCGAGGAGACCCAGCCCAACTACACCACCATGCAGCGGGCGGGCATCCAGCGCAGCGACAATGAGTTTGTAAAGACACTGACCATGTTTACCACCCAGCGCTTCCAGAACTACGGCATCCTGGCCGACGCCGTGGGCGACTACAAGGCCCAGAAAGCCCGGTACGCTGCCGACCAGAGCGCCGAGAACAAGGCCGAGGTACAGCGGGCCGGACAGGGCCTGCGCCGGGCTGCGGCAAGCCAGGTGGTGCAGACGGCGGTATTTGCCCTGATGAAGATCGGCGCGGACTTTTTGCTCCACCGGTGGGACAAGGAGCAGGACGAGAACGGCGACATCACGGCGTCCAGCGTGGGCAAGCGGTTCTTCGACCTGTACACCGAAAGCGCAGCCGGAAACTTTTTGTACGGAGCGGAGATCTACAGCGTTATCTCGAACGCTGCAAGCGGCGCGGACTACGACGTGGTGAGCGCCACCAATATCAGTGCGGTGAACGATCTGTTTGCCGCCTTTACCAAGACCGCCAAGCTGCTGCGGACGGACACCGGGGAGATGAGCGAGGAAGAGCTGGCGGCGCACCACCAGAAGCTGAACAAGGCGGTGCTGAAGGACATCCAGTGCGGCCTTGAGCTCTACGGCGTACCGGCGGCCAACATCCGGAAGGTGATGCAGGCTTTCGAGGGCTACTGGGAGGACGCACAGGCCCTCGGCCGAGGCGAAGGCTTTAGCTTTAGCTCTGCACCCTCTTCGGCCACCGGACAGTACGACCGGCTGTACAACGCCATCCAGAGCGGGGACAGCGAGGAGGCTGCTGCGGCCATGAAGAAGCTGGAACAGATGAACAAGACGGACAAGGTGGACAGCGAGCTGGCAAGGCGGCTGAAGCAGTACGACGCCGACGTGCTGGCGGCGGCCGAGGCCCGGAACGCCGGAAAGACCCGGGCCGAGGAAAAGGCCCGGCAGGCCGTATTCGAGAAGCTGCGGGAGGGGCTGGGCGTTGCCCCCGCGACGGACAGAGCCAAGGGCAAAGCGGACGCGGCCCGGCGGGCGCAGCTCATCGACCTTGTGAACAAGGCGGTGGACGGCAAGGCGGACGAGCTGCTGGCGGGCAGCAAGGACGGCAGCGTGTACGACGCGCTGCTGGACGAAGTGGAAAATGGCCGGGCGAAGGACGTGCAGGCCGAAATAAACCGGCTGCTGACCGCAGGCAAGGACAAGGGCAGCATCAAGAGCAAAATAACCGAAGCCGTGAAGGAAGAGTATCTGGCGGGCAGCGACGGCGACCGGGAACGGCTGGAAAAGAAGCTGCTGGCCCTCGAGGACGCAGAGGGAAGCCCGCTGTACGAGGAAAAGAACTTTACCCAGTGGGTGAGCGCTGCGGACAAGAAGGCCGAGAAGGCAAAGGACGAGAGAAGCTGGTGGGAGGGGGTGAAATAAGATAAAGGGCAGACGCTCTGGTGATGGACCGGGGCGTCTGCCTTTTTTGTATGGATGCTTTGGGAAAGTCCGCAGTAGTTTTGAAGCAGGGGACGTGGTAGGCTGGAGAAGAAGAGGTCTTTAGAAACGGCAGCGGACCGGAAGGAAACCTCTCAGCTTTGCAGTCCGCCTGACGGCGGCGCTGCAAAGCAGCTCCCCTAGCGAGGGGAGCCTTTCTCAAAGGAAGGAGCCTCAGAGTGAAAGTAAGGATCATCAAGGACCGATTCGGCGGGATGGGCTGGCGGGCCGAGCCGGGGGTGCTGCACCTGGGCGGCGTAGGAACGGCGGGCGTGGAGAGCCTGAGCTTCGCGCTGCCGGAGGAGTGGAGCGGGATGGCCGTGACCCTGCACATCGAGCAGGAGGGCGGCACGCTGCCCCAGCCGGTGCTGCTGGACGAGAGCCGGGAAGTGACCATCGACCGACGCTTTACTGCCGCCCGGCAGGGGCTGTGGATGCTGCTGGCCCAGAGCGCGGACGGCTACACGGCCATGAGCTGCCCGGCGAAATACGACTGCTACGAGACCATCGGGCTGTCAGGTACGGTGGAGGACGTAGACCCCAGCGTATACGCCCAGTTTGTGGCGCTGGTACAGCAGGCCGTGAACACGGCCATGAACGAGGGTGCAGCCGCAAAGGACGCGGCCAAGACGGCAAAGGCTGCGGCAGATGCCGCCCAGAAAGGCGCAGCTGCCACCCAGAAGGAGCGGATGGATGCCGAGGACGCCGAAAACGCTGCTGCCCTTGCGGCGGCAAGGACGCAGGCAGACATCACAGCTGCGGCAGCGAGTGCTGCCAGCGCACTGGGCGCGGCAAATGAGACACTGGATGCCTGCACCGCTGCCACCCAGGCGGCGAACCGGGCGGCGAACCTTGCCCCGAAAAAGGAGGAGCGCCGCCTGCTGATGCGTCTGCTGCGGGAAGCTGCCTACCAGACCAGGACCGCCGACACCCTGCTGGACCAGCTGAGCGGGGTATGGGCCGAGGTGCCGGTGGAGGCCGTGCGGCTGACCCGGGACAGCCTGACCCTGTATGCGGGAGAGCGGACGGCGCTGGGAGTCCGGATCAGCCCCGAGAATGCAACGGAGCAGACCGTGCTGTGGGAGAGCAGCGACGAGGCTGTGGCCGCTGTGGAGGACGGCGTCATTACGGCAAAGACCCCCGGCGGGACACGGATCACGGCCCGGGCGGACGGATGCAGCGCGGAGTGCGCTGTGCTGGTAAAGCCGGCAGTGGAGCGGGTGAGCCTGAGCACCGACGCCCTGGCCCTGACGGCGGGTGAGACGGCGGTGCTGGACGCAGCCGCCGACCCGGAGGGTGACGTGGCGTGGCTGAGCAGCGACGAGACCGTGGCCGAGGTGAGCGACGGCACCGTGACGGCCAAGAAGCCGGGCGCTGCGGCCATCCTCGCCGCCAGCGGCGGGAAATACGCCTGCTGTGCCGTGCGGGTGCGGGAGGCCGAGGCGCCGGTGGAAACCGTGACCCTGAGCCAGACCGCCCTGACACTGAAGCCGGGAGAGACTGCGGCCCTGACAGCCACAGTCAGCCCGGAGAACGCTGATCAGGCTGTGGTGTGGTACAGCGCCGACCCGGAGACGGCCTGTGTGGCCGGGGGCGAAGTGGTGGCTATCTGTGCCGGAACAACGGAGATCGCGGCCATTGCGGGCGGCGTGAAGGCGGCGTGCAGCGTAACGGTGGCCGAGGACGGCCTGAGAGCCGCCAGCCTGATGCTGAGCGCCGGGACGCTGGAGCTGACGGAGGGCAGGACTGCCGCCCTGACGGCCACGGTGCTGCCCACCAGCATCCCCCAGAGCAGCATCGTATGGACCAGCTCCAACGAAGAGGCCGCCGTGGTGGACAGCGGCGTGGTGACGGCCCGCGCCGCCGGCGCGGCCATCATCCGGGCCAGCGTGGGCGGCAAGACGGTCAGCTGCACCGTGACCGTAAAGGCGGCGAGGGTGCCGGTGAGCAGCGTGACCCTCGACCGCAGCACCCTTGAGCTGAGCGTGGACGGCACGGCCCGCCTGACAGCTGCCGTGCGGCCCGAGAACGCCGACGACCGCACCGTGGTGTGGCAGAGCAGCCGGGAGGACGTGGCCACCGTGAGCGGAGGCATCGTGCGGGGCGTGGCCGAGGGCAGCGCGCTCATCAGCGCCACGGCAGGCGGCGCAAAGGCTGAATGCAGCGTGACGGTGAGCCAGGCACTGGTGTGGTGCAGCGTGGTGAACCGGCTGAGCCATGTGACCACCGACCAGACCGCCGTCGTGGTGGCGAAGGGCCGGGCCTACAAAGCTGCCCTGACCGCCGAGAGCGGGTACACCCTGACCGAGGTGAACGTGAAGATGGGCAGCGAGGACATTACGGAAACGGCGTGGAATGCCGAAGAGGGCTGCGTGAACATCGAGGCCGTGACCGGAAATGTGGTCGTCACGGCAAAGGCGGAGGTAAAAGAATGAGTGAACCGATCTACAACAGCGCAGGCGAAGTGCTGTACCCGGGCCTTGCGGGCGACGGGGCCGGATACCGGGGAAGCCGCCTCGTGACTCTGACGACGGAGAGCTGGGAGAAGGCAGAGGGAGCTTGGCCCCTGATGCAGGACGCACCGGTGCCGGAAGCAAAGACCGGCTATGCGGCTCTCGGCTCCTACCCGGACAACTACGGCGCAGCGGCGCAGGAGGCGGGATGCCCGGCCTACTGCGAGGCGCGGGACGGCTTTGTCCGCTTTTACGCCAGGGCGAAGCCTTCCGGAGACATCCGGGTGCAGGTAACGCTGCTGGGCAACGCGGGCGGCACTGTAGTGACAGGACTGGTGGCGGGGAGCGGCGTGAGGGTGGACCCTACCCTCACCATCTCCGGCGCGGCCGCGGACGCTGCGGCCACCGGCGTGCGCATCAAACTGTTGGAGATGGTGCATGGCACAGACGTAAACGGCATCAGCTTTGTTTCGGCCTTTGACACGCTTGACGGCGTGGAGCTGACTGGTGTGTGGAACAAGGCGGCGAGCCGGGTGGAGTTTTAAGAAAAACCTCTCCGTCTGCGCTTCGCGCAGCCACCTCCCCTAACGAGGGGAGGCTAAGAGGAAGGAGGATTTGAATGCAGATCAAAGACTTAGCCATTGGCGAGGGCTTTGTCTACCTGATGGAAGGCAGCACCAAAGTCAAGTTTTACGTGCTGTGCCACAACTACGAGAGCGGCCTGAACGGCAAGGGGCGGACGCTGTTTTGCCGGGAGAGTCCGGCGACGAGTGGAATCCGTTGTTCAATAGGTAGCAGCTACAGTCTTGGATGGGGCAGAGTCTATTACATTAGTACACGCGTAGACAATGAAATATACAAATACCTTACAGACACATATCCATCCAGTTTCACATCCACAGTAAAAAAATGGATCGCAACGACCAAATATAAGGCTTATTCTGCTACTCGTTATGACGCATCACCCCCGTATTTTAGTTTAGATACATTCAACACTGCCTTCTTCACTATTTCAGAAGCAGAAGCTGTGACCAGTGCTGTTCATTCGGATGGATCTTTGCTTTCAAAAGAAGCACGTACTCGACTCGAAAAGATATTTACCGCCTACGAAAATGGCATTTGGACAAGAACCCATAGCAACACTGAGAGTGGCTATGATAGAGATGATGATGGAAGTAAAGATTACTACTATGCGAATGGTTTATATCTTGGCAGCATAAGCAACTCCGACTGGGGCGTTTTTTCAACCGGAAGTGCATACAGTGCCTCTTACGGTTATCTGCCCTGTTTCACCTTGCCGGAGACGTTATACATCGACAAGGACGGCTTCCCGACTGTGAACCAACCGCCGGAAGTGACTTCTGCTGCGGGTGAGAGCGGCGCGGCTCTTGGCGGGAAGAACGAGCCGTTTACTCTGTCCTACACCGTGACCGACGGCGACGGAGACCCCATGACCATCACCGAAAAGGTGAACGGTGCGGAGATGGCCGTCCGTGAGAACGTGGCCTCCGGCACCGAACTCACGGTACAGTGCCTGAGCGAGAAAGCCCTGTTCCAGCAGATCCTCAACGGAGAAAACACATTGGTGCTGAAAGCGGACGACAGAAAGGCCGCGACAGAGTGGACCGCTACCTTTACCAAAAATGTGACAAGTGCCGTCCTCTCGCTGGCCCAGCCCCTGACAGCGGACGACACCATCACCGTGGCTGCGCTGACACTGGAGGGCAGTTTTCCGTCAGACATGAGCCTGACCGTAGAGCTGACCAATAACGCACGGGACGAGACCCCGGTGTGGGAGAACTGCACCGACATCCAGCGCGGCGAGAGCCGGGCCTTTGCACACCACGCCTTTGCCAACAAGACCGCCGCCAAGGGAGCGGCCTTTAACTACAAGGTGACGATCACCCGGGGCGAAAGCGGCGTCGGCGGCAATATCACCATGATCGGAGGTGTTATCGGATGAGTCTGCACAAAACAGAAAAGAGCCTGAAAGAGCTCCACCAGAAGCTGGCAGAGGAGCAGAAGCTCAGGGAGCTGCCCGGCCTCGTGGCGGAGATCGAGGACGCCATGTGTGAGCAGGATACGACATCAGAGAAGCGGATGGCGGCTGTCGAGGACTCGCTGTGCGAGCTGGACGCCGCCGTCAACAAATAAGGAGGACATCAAAATGGATAAAATCTGGGCGAACCGGCTCATCGCCGGTACCAAGACGTGGGCAGAGATGCCCACAAGCCGCCGCCCCGGCGTCAAGCGGGAGCTGGCTAAACGGGTAGCCGAGGGGGAGATCACCCCGGAGCAGTATCGGGACATCACCGGGGAGGCGTAACGGGAAGGCTCCTGACCCCGCCGCAACAAAAAGCAGCCCCCGGGTGGGGGCTGCGGGAGGAGCAGTATTCACTTTGCCGTGACTGGGACAAACTCGATCTTAACCTTCATTCCCATGCCTGCCGCAAGGCGTTGCAGAGTACGGATCGAAGGGTTGCCGTTGCCCCGCTCCAGCTTGCTGATGTCGGTCTGGGCAATGCCCGTCCGCTCCGAGAGCTGTTTCTGCGTCAGACCACTTTCCTTCCGGGCCTTGAGCATCGCCTCGATGACGGAAAACTCCGGGTCAAGGGCATCCCACTCTGCTTTGAAAGCAGAGTCTTTCATCTGTTCAGCCAAAAAGTCATTGAAGTTCGTCATGGTTCAGTCTCCTTTCGTGCGAGATAGTCTGCGCGGTATTGCTTTGCAAGAGCGATCTCCACCGGGGGTGTTTTCTGGGTCTTTTTCACGAATCCGTTGGTCAAGATGACTTTCTTCCCAACCACAAAGAAGTAGAGTACCCGGGTAATATCGGAGCCAAGTTTGGTGCGTATTTCAAAGATGCCATCATCCAGCGGCTTGGAGTAAGGCTCCCGCAGCGACGGCCCGGCATCCCGGAGCAGTCCGATCGTGCGCAAAACTTTGGCTCTCATCTTCGTATCAAGGCTCAGAATGAAGTCTTTGGCCGGTTCTGTTCCATCCGGTTTGTCATAGAACTCAATTTCATATTCCTGCACATCTTCACCTCCCGAAAGTGGTTTTATCCTATATCCAGTATAGCGGATATATCCGCTATTGTCAAGCAAAAAAGAAAGGACGAACCTCTCAGGCACTTTGCGCCAGCTCCCCTGATAGGGGAGTCAGAGAGGAGAAAGGATTCAGAATGTCCATCCGTGAATATACCCTGAGCAAAGACGGCACCCGCCAGCTCTCGCCCGGCTTCCGGGTACGTGAGTTTGCCTGCACCGGCTCTGACACCGTCAAAGTGGACGACGAGCTTGTGGTGCTCTTGCAGTGCATCCGGGAGCACTTCGGCAAGCCGGTACACATCACCAGCGGCTACCGCACCGCCGCCCACAATGCCGCCGTGGGCGGGGCGAAATCCAGCCAGCACCTGCTGGGCCGGGCGGCAGACTTCTACGTCGAAGGTGTAGACGTGGCCACCGTGGCCGACTACGCCGAGAAGCTACTGCCCGGACGGGGCGGCATCGGGCGCTATCCCAAGAACGCCGCCCACCCGGGGCGCTCTACCGGCTGGGTACACATCGATACCCGGCCCAATAAGAGCCGGTGGAGGGGGTGAGACCGATGGAGACTGTTCTCGCAGCGCTTATCACCGGGGCCGTGACTCTCATCGGCGTACTCATTGCCAACGGCAAGAGTCAGGCCGTCACCGACACCAAGCTGGAAGAGCTGACCCGGGAAGTCCGGGCGCACAACAACTTCGCCCAGCGGGTGCCGGTTTTGGAAGAGCAGATGAAGGTGGCCAACCACCGCATCGCCGACTTAGAAAATCATGAACACGAAAGAGAAAGGAACTGACCATGAAAACCAACCGCACCGTATCCGCCGCCACCATCACCCGCACCGCCGTGCTGGCGCTGGCCCTCATCAACCAGCTGCTGAGCGCTCTGGGCAAGTCCCTGCTGCCCATCGACAGCGCCCAGCTCGAGCAGCTCATCTCCACCGGCTTCACCACCGTGAGTGCGCTGGTCAACTGGTGGTTCAACAACTCCTTCACCAAGGAGGCTATTCAGGCTGACGCTGAGTTTGAGCGCCTGAAGAAGAATGTACATTGACCATTTGTTGAGGCTGGCAATATCGTGATATGACAACCGCCCCTCCCCCCGGAATTGCTCTGGGAGAGGGGCGGTGTTGCGTTAAGAGAGAGAACGAGAGATATAAAATCCTGACCCAAAAACAGTGACGAGGATGTTCGACTCGGGGAGTGTAAGGTCAACCAGAAAGCCATCTGATCCGTTCAGATGGCTTTTTTGTTTTATCTCTCGGTGCGTTTTTGGGCCGGTGTGACACAAAGCTCTGATTTTTTCTCGCCTGCCGGGGCTATACTGTTCTTTGATGCAACAGGGCAATACGGAAGATAGGAGCCAGGCAAATGAGCATTTGGGACGCATTCGGCAAAGGACGGTATAAGGGCTTCTCCCGGGAGGCGGGGCAGCTGCTGGATAAGGCGGTGGAGCTGGCCGGAGGGCTGGGCTGCAAAAAGGCAGACACCGGCCACCTGCTGTGGGCGATGCTGCAAGCGGACGGCGGCCCGGCGGCCCGCTTTCTGGCCGGGAAGAACATCTCGGAGCTGGAAGTGCGGCGTCAGCTGTCCGCCGGGCGGGATGGTTCGGTCACAAGGCTTGCCCGGGGCGATATGGCGGCGGACCTGCGCCGGGCAATGGACTACGCCATCATCGGGGCGCAGAACGCCCACCTGAGCCGGGCCGAGCCGGAGCATCTGCTCTGCGCCATGCTGGAAGACACCGACTGCGCCGCCGGGGTCATGCTGGCATCCATGGGTGTCCAGCTCACCGAGGCGGTGCGGGAGTGCCGCCAGCTTTCAGGGCAGTTCATCCTGCC